GCGTCTGATGCTCCAGCCCTTGCCGCAATCAAAGCGTCCGCGCGCTGCGAATATTTCTGTGCCGCCTCCGATTGGCGGCCTTAATTCGCGCGACAGTGTGGACGCGATGGCACCAGAAGATGCCATCTTGCTTGACAACTTTTTTCCGACAACCGGAAAACTAAAGCTGCGCGAAGGCTACGCCAGTTATGCCACGAATGTTGGCACGGGCGACGTTAAGACGTTGGTTGAGCATCACGCTGGAAGCGTCCGCAAGCTGCTAGCGATTGGCAGCAACGGCACGCTCTACGACATCACTGGCGGCGGCGCGAGCCCCACCAGCCTAAAGACAGGATTGACTAGCGCGATTGCGCAGACCGCTGAGTTTGACGGCAAAACGATCTTTGTGACCGGCTCCGACACGCCGTTCATTTACGATGGTTCAACGACGAGCAACGCCACGATCACTCTGTCTGATGCGAGCAGCACGTCAACGCTTGCTGGCGTCCATGTCTTTAAAAATCGCGTCTACTACTGGCGCGGGACAGACCAAAGTTTTTATTACGGCGATGTCGTCAACACCTACCAGGGTAACTTCTCTGAGTTTCCGCTAAACCGCGTCGCTAATTTCGGCGGCAACCTGCTGATGGTTACGACGCTGACGCAGGATGGTGGCGAAGGCATTGACGACCTGATCGCGTTCGTAATGACCTCTGGCGAGGTGATCGTCTATACAGGCAGCGACCCAGGCGACGCCAACAACTTTGCCTTGGTCGGTACGTTCCGCATTGCGGAGCCAGTCCCGCACATCCGCGCCGCAATTAAATTGGGCGGCGATGTGGCGATTGTTACGAAAGAAGGCATCATTGCGATGTCGAGCGTGTTTCGTTCGGCAACGGTCGCGCAGAAAGCCCAGGCGCTGACTGAGAAGATTCGTGGTGCCTTCATTGACCAAGTTGCGCTGACTGGTAATACGTTCGGGTGGGAACTGTTTCTGTCGCCGTCTGGCGACAAAATGATTGCGAACTATCCGACCGACAATCCCGCAGACGCATATCAACAGTATGTGTTCAATCCGGTAATTGGTGCCTGGTGTCGGTTTACCGACATCCCTGCATTTACCTGGGGCAAGTACGGCGGCGACGTTTTCTTCGGAAGCTCACTCGGCAAAGTTTTCAAGTTCAGTTCAGACAGTCTGAGTGACGCGGGCGCTGATATTCGCGCCGACTGCCGCACTGCGTTTAATTATTTTGGAGATCGCAACCGGATTAAGCAGTTCGGCTACGTCCAGCCGTTCTTAGAAAGCGAAGGCGAACTCACGATCTCTACCGCTTTAAGCACCGATTTCAACGACCGCTCAGTTTCGTTTGCCACCAGCACCTTTGACACGGCTGGCGCTTACTGGAACGTCGCGGTTTGGGATGAGGAGGAGTGGGCGGGCGCAACGACGCGCACCCGCCCAAGAATTGCGACTTCTGCGCTTGGTTATGCAGCTTCGTTGCGTCTGCGAGTCAGCACATCAACACAGTCAGTTAGTTGGCTCAGTGCCAGCTATGGCATCCAACCTGGAGGGCCAATCTAATGGCGTTTTCTGGCGGCACATTTTCGCGCCTTTACTCGTGGGCGAGCGATCAGGCGGCAGGTATCAAAATCCGCGCCGACCGCATGGACAACGAGATGGACGGCTTTGCAACAGGCTTGTCCACTTGCTTGCTGAAAGATGGAACGCAGACGGCTGTTGCGCGTATTCCCTTTGCCGCTGGCATCGACATGGATGGCACCACCATCGTCATGGACCCAGGCGGCACGTCGAACATTGCCGCAACAACTAACAACATTATCGTCGTTACAACCGACAGCACGGCCCAAGTAAAATTTACCAACGGCACCTTCGAGCCGGAGACTGACAACGACATTGACCTGGGCACTGCCAGCAAAGAGTTCAAAGACGCTTATTTCGACGGCACGGTAAACACCGACGCTCTGGTGATCGGCACCGCTACAGCGGTCACTGACGTTGATACTGACCTTTCTACCGTGTCAGCCAGTGATGACACGCTTGCCAGCGCAAAAGCGATTAAGGCTTACGTTGACAGTTCTGCGTCGGTTAGCACGCTTGCCCAAACTCTTACTGCCGGGAACACTTCTGGCGGCACAAACATCATCGTCTCTGCGGGCGATAGCGTAACGGCAGACACCATTTCTGAAACCACTGCCGCCGCTGGTGTCACGGTTGACTCGCTGCTCATTAAAGACGGCGGCATTACAGCCGCAGGAACCAGCACTTTTGCAGGCCAAACGATTTCTGATCTGGGTGCTGTAACCACAGCCGACATCAACGGCGGCACAATTGATGGTGCCACGATTGGTGCCAGTTCAGCCGCTGCTGGCACGTTTACTTCTTTGAACGCGACTGGTGGCGGCTCTCTAACGGGCACCTGGTCCGACTTAGGCACCGTCACCACGCTAGACCTAAACGGCGGCACGATTGACGGCACGACAATAGGCAGCGCAACGCCTGCCGCTGGCAACTTCACCAATCTCGATTTCACAGGAAATCTTACTCAGAACGGGTCTGCCTTTACGTCAGGCGGCGGCCTGTTCAAAGGGGATAACGGCACGACGGGCGACGCCACAAACGGGCCAAAAGACATTTTCCGTATCAATGAGCAAGAGTTGAATACGGACGTAACAATTACTTCTACCGAGAACGCCTCCGCAACGGGGCCGCTGTCTATCGCAAGCGGCACGACGCTGACCGTTGATGGCAACCTCTCGATTATCTAGGAGCGGCTTATGAGTTCACTATCGGTTGACGCGATCACCGCAAAGACGGCGAACACAAACCTTACGCTGACGGGAAGCGGCACTGGCAAGGTAGTGCTTGGCGACGGCAGCTTAGTGCTGCCGGATGCTGACGGCACCGCCGGTCAGTTCCTCCAGACCAACGGCAGTGGCACGTTGTCGTTCGCTTCTGTGGCCGATGCCGGTGTTGTTCAAGTCAAAGGGGCGTACAGCGATGCCTACGCTACTCACGCGAATACTAACGTGGACAACCCCGTAGACATTCTGAGCGTTTCAATTACGCCGACTAGCGCATCAAACAAGATACTTATTGTGGGCCAGTTTACCGGCAACAGCACGAACACTGCTACTCAATACATGGGCGTTAAGCTGGTCCGTGGATCAACTGAGATTGGTTCTGGTGACAGTGCTACATGGAACGCGGGTGTGGGCGAAATTCATTCTTCGGATGTTTTGTCTGGCGATGGCGATTACACAAAACCAACTAGTGTTCATGCGTTGTTTTTGGACAGCCCAGCGACAACCAGCGCCACAACGTACAAGCTGCAGGCTTTTGCCAACCGTTTCGGTTCATCTTTGGAGAATTCGACACTGATACAGAATGGCGGTGGATACGCCTACAATAACAAAGAAACTGCCGTTGGAACCTCTAGCCTTATCGTAATGGAGGTAACGCCGTGAGCAACGCCCTAGCAATCACCGAAGCTATCCTCGGCCTCCAACCAGACGGCGAACTCTGGCGCTTCAGTGTCACCGGCCAGACCAACGATGAAGCCTCCTTTGCCGCTAACGTAACGTGGCAGGGCGGCGCTGCGTTGACGACTTGGAGCGCAGTTTCTGGGGCGCTGCCAGCGGCAACCGACAGCGTGGCGATGACCGCACTACGCGCCGAGCGAGATCGCCTGCTGGCCGAGACAGATTGGTGGGTACTGCCGGATCGTACAGCTTCAGCCGAGCAGCTTGCGTATCGCCAAGCTCTGCGCGACCTACCCGCAACCACTAGCGATCCGGCTAACCCCGTTTGGCCGACGAAGCCGGAGGCGTAAATCATGTCCACAGTCAAAGCTAATACAGTCACTGCCTCGACGACTAACGGCAACGTCAGCATCGTCGGCAACGGCACCGGCAAAGTCACGCTGGGCGACGGCAACCTAATTTTCCCAGACGCAGACGGCAGTGCATCGCAGTTCCTCCAAACCAACGGTAGCGGCACGCTGTCGTTTAGCGACGTTTCAGCCACTATTGCGCAACTGGTTTCGACTACGAAGACAGACACGTTTTCCATGACTGGAAACACCTTCACTGATGTCACAGGGTTAAGTGTCAACATCACGCCTTCAAGCGCATCCAACAAAGTTTTTGTGCAAGCGATGATTTCTGCGGGATCAAGTTATTGGTACGTTGCGTCAAGGCTGGTGCGCGATAGCACTACCATTGCTGTTGGCGATGCAGCAGGGAACCGCGTTCAAGCGAGTACGGGGTGGCCCACTTCTGTAAATGATGCATACGATGATTACCGCACTGTCACACAACCAATTATGTTTTTGGACAGCCCCGCCACAACAAGTCAGGTGACTTACAAAGTCCAAATGGCGTCCTACACCTCAAGTTACCCTGTTGTTATTAACAGATCGTACCTTGATACCGACTCAACTGATCAAGTTCGTTTAATCTCAACGATTACCGCAATGGAGGTCGTTGTATGAGCAGCAAAGAACAAGCACTGTTAGCGTTGCGTCCCGGCGAAAACTGGGTATGGGACGGTAACAACTATTCTGGTTTGACGTGGCTAGCCGATACGCCAAAGCCAACTGAAGCTGAGATTGCAACCAAGAAAGCAGAGTTGGAAGCAGCAGAGCCAATGCGCCTGCTGCGTGTAGAGCGCGATCGCCTGTTAGGCGAAACTGATTGGTGGGCTGTGTCCGACCGCACGATGTCGGCGGAACAAAGCGCCTATCGCCAAGCCCTGCGTGACCTACCCGCTAACACGCCCGACCCGTCGAACCCGACGTGGCCGACAAAGCCGGGGGCATAAGCTATGAGTACGATTAAAGCCAACACACTCACCGCCGCCGACCTTAACACCGACCTAACGCTGACCGGCAATGGTACGGGCAAGGTCAACCTTGAGGCGGGCACGAAGCTAGACGGCACTGCGCTGGGCACTGCTGCTACGCTCAACGCGGGCAGCGGGTCCGGCGACCTGCTTCGCACAGACGGCAGCGCGGCATCTCTGACGGGTATTCCCGCCTATTATGAGTTGATAACGAGCGGCACCCTCTCCGCAGCTTCATCGCTTGCGATTGAAGGATCGGATTACATTAACGACGACTATATTCGGTACGTTCTTGAGTACGAAGAAACCGGAAATGTAAGCGCCGGAATACAAATTACTTTCCGCGAGGAAGCGACCGGTACTTATTTTTCCGCCAATTACGCCGATGCTTTGACTGGCGTTAGTGGGGCAGGCAACGCAATGACTGCGTCAGCTTACAACACGACGACTATCTACCCCAGTTTCACTTTCTTCCACCCCAACCATACGAGCGGCACGAAGTTTGAGTTCCACAGCTTTCGGGCTAGCGATTGCTACTCCAGCGTGTTCTGGCACGCTGGGTATCCCGAGGATTACTACAGCAAAACAGCCGTTGCATACGGGTATGGCACCCTGCGCGACAATGCAGTCATTGACGGCATGAAGTGGACTGCCGTTACCGGCACCTTTACTGGTCGTTATTGGTGGTACGGATTAAAAGGGGCTTAATCATGGCACGAACAAAAGTCATTAACGGCGTCGTCTACCCGCTGACCGCAGAAGAAGAAGCCGAGGCTGACGCTCAGGATGCTGCGTGGGTTGCGGGTGCAACTGACCGCGCTTGGGCCGAGTTGCGCGCCGAGCGAGATCGCCTGCTGGCCGAGACGGACTGGGTGAGCCTCCGCGCCGTAGACGCGAGCGCTGACGGCTTGGGCATACAGCTTCCGCAAGTGTGGGTTGATTACCGGCAGGCACTACGAGATTTACCTGCCAACACGGCTGACCCGGCCAATCCGGTCTGGCCCACAAAGCCATCGTGATGATCCGCACACTCGCCGCCGCCGCCGCCTTCATGGCGGCTTTTTTAATGCCTGCGCAAGCACAACAAAGCCTGTGCGTGCCAGACATTGCGGCGATGGAGGAAATCGTCACTAACGCAAAAGAGAAGTTGATTTTTTCAGGCACAAGTTCGGGCGGCGTTCAGTTCTGGTTTTACGCAAACGCCTCAACCTACAGCGTTTTTTTTCGCCACCCCACGACTGCTCAAATCTGCACCGGCCTGCATTACACAGGTCGCGTCAATTCAGACCGCGCCTGATGCTGTTTTTTGACGCGGACGGCTCAGTAGAAAAGTGGGTGGCAGCGCAGCTTGGCGCAAACAGCTTTGGCCCTGCTCGCGCCATTGGGATCACCCTAGACAATCAATTCCTCGGCGGCGTCGTCTATCACCGGCTCGCCAACGAGAACGTCGAAATGAGCATCGCGTCGTCGTCACCGCGCTGGGCGACGCGCGCACATATCCGCGACCTCTTTGTGTACCCGTTTGGGTCGCTGAAGGTTCGGCGCATCACCACAATCGTTACCAGCGACAACCTGCGCGCCATCGAGATGAACGAACGCCTGGGCTTCGTGCATGAGGGAACACTTCGCGAATACATGGGTGGCAAGGACACCGAGATATTCGGAATGCTCACCAGCGACTGCAAATGGATAAAATGACATGGGATTTCTGAAGCCAAACACCCCGGAATTGCCAGCAATTCCTAGTGTCGCAGAACTGACAGCAGCCCAACAGGACGCCAACCAGTTCACGCAGTTCACGCCTTACGGCAACCTGCTGTTCGGGAGCGTGAACGATGAAGGCGACTTCGTGCAGTCGCCAACAGAAGAAGCGCTGTTTGTGCAGGAGACGCCGTTCCAGTCAGAACGCAGGCTAGGTGAAGAGGCGCTGTCGCGCGATCTGATCGCGCAAGCGCAAAACCAGTTTGGCAACATCTATGGCGCTGGCAGCACGGTGCCGACGCTAGACCTTGCCAGCTTGCCTGCAAGCCAATTCGGCGTGGATTTTACTGGACTGCCAGATCAGGTCAGCCAGATTAGCGGGGTGGCGGGGCCACAGCAGTCACTGTCGCTTGGCGGCTTGCCAGATCGCGTTACCAGCGTGGACGTGACGCCCAGCTACACGAGCAGCATTGACACAGCGGGGCTGGCGGCACTGCCGACAGACTTTGCGCAGTTTCGATCTGGAATTGAGTCAGACGTATTTAATCGAGAACTGGGTCTACTTAACCCTGAGTTCCAGCGTCAGCGTAGTACGCTGGAAACCAACCTTGCCAATCGCGGAATACCGATTGGAAGCGCGGCTTATAATGAAGCTGTAGATCGCTTAGATCGCAGCCAGGGCGAGCAGATGTCTCGCTTGGCGCAGCAGGCTCGCATCACAGCGGGCGAAGAGGCCAGCCGTCAGTTTGGCCTGCAATCGACAGCACGCGGCCAGCAGTTTGGCGAGCGCACGCAGCAGGCGGCCTTGGGCAACCAGGTTGCGCAGCAGGCGTTGCAGGATGCGTTCAACCGGGCGCAGCTTGCCAACCAGCAGCGCGGAGCCGCTTTCAGCGAGGCAGCGCAGGCTGGACAGTTTGGCCTTGGCGCACAGCAGCAAGCCTTTGCCCAGGCTGGGCAGCAGGCAGCGTTGCAGAACGCAGCCAGGCAGCAGGGCATTGCAGATCAGTTGCTGGCAGCGGATCAGCAGAACCGCGCGCGGCAGACGGCCCTGACCGAGAACCAGAACGTCAGATCGCAGCAGCTTGCAGAACTGTCTGCTTTGCTTGGCGGCCCTGGCTACCAGGCTGGCGCGTTCCAGATGCCGTCGCCCGTGAATGTCCTTGGCGCGCAGCAGCTTGCGAACAACCAGCAGCTTGCAGCGTTCAACGCAGCGAACCAGCAAGCTGCGTCGCAGCGCGGCGGTTTATTCGGATTGGGCAGCGCGGCTCTGACCGCTGGCCTGCCGCTTCTGTTTGGTTAGGAGGTCAAGATGGCGATGGCACCGAGACTGATGCGCTCCCCGGCGACACGGCAATATCTGCTGGGGCAGGGGTTACAGCAGCAGGGGCTTCAAACCAGCCCAATCTATAGCAACGCAGAGGGATTTGCGCGGCTGGCCCAAGCGTTAGCTGGCGGACTGCTTCAGCGCGATGCGCAGCAGAAATATGAAGCGCAGCAGGCAGAAAACGCAGCAAACCTCACAAACATGTTGAACGCGGCAGGGTTCACGCCTGGAGAGGCTGCGTTATTTGCAAGCGAAATTCCTGGAGCGCGGAACGCTGGGGCAGCAGCGGTATCGGCCCGTAATGCACGAGACCTGGCTGAATTAAAATCACAAGACAAAGTGACTTATCGGCCTCTGACAGAAACTGAACTGAACAATTACAGCAGTTCTGGGTATCCAGAAGATTTGTTGAAATTAGCCAGAGTGGGCTCAGACGGCTCAATCAAGCTGCCGCCGCAATTAAAAAGTGCGCCAAATGTGCGGTTGCTCACTTTTGAAAAAGACGGGAACAGAAAAACAGTAACAGCGGGTGCCTCGGAAGACATAGATCGCTTGCTTGCTGACGGCTGGGTAGAGTCTCGGACGCCAGCAATACAAATAAATAATGCGCCAGCAGGATATGAGAACGACCCCGATAATCCCGGCGCGTTCCGACCGGTAGCTGGTGGGCCCGCAGATAAATTTTCGGCTGGCGAAGCAAAATCTGCGGGTTTTGCCAACCGCATGTTCGCGGTT